TTCACAGTCTTCGCAGACCTTGCAGCAGCAACCACTGCTCTTGGTGAAGCAGAAGATGTAACCCCAGTCGCAATGAGCGACTCACAAGTTACTGTGACTCTTGAAGAATACGGTAACGCAACGGTAACAACCGCCAAGTTGCGTGCATCTTCATTCCTCCCTGTGGACCCAGTAGCCGCTAACGCTGTTGGTTACAACGCTGGTTTGTCAATTGACACCATCGCTCGTAATGTTCTTCAGGCTGGTACAAATGTTATTTACGCAACGGGTGGTACAGATACCGCTGCTGCTCGTGTTGACATGGATGTTGATGACACCATCACCGCTAAAGACATCCGTCGTGCAGTGGCTCAATTGCGTGGAGCGAATGTTCCAACAATCGGTGGCAACTATGTCGGTTTCATCCACCCAGATGTTTCCTACGACCTTCGTAGCATCACAGACGCATCAGGTTGGCGTGACTCATACAAGTACACCAACGCAATGCCTCTTTACAACGGTGAAATTGGTATGTTTGAAGGCGTTCGTTTCATGGAGTCGCCTCGTGCGCCTCTGTTTACTAACGCTTACAACGGTTCAGGTTCCGCTGGTACAGGTGACTCATACGGAACCCTCATCATGGGACAACAGGCTCTTGCCAAGGCTGTCTCCATGGGTGGAGAGTATGGCGCACAGCCAACAATCGTGTACGGAACAGTTACAGACCTCTTGCAGCGTTTCCGCCCAGTCGGTTGGAAGCACTTCGTTGGTTACGCAGTATTCCGTCAGGAAGCCCTGCGTCGCATCGAATCAGCTTCAAGCATTGGTACAAACGCCTAATCATTTCCGACAAGGAATTAACGGAAGCCCCTGCCGAAAGGTGGGGGCTTTTGTTATTCTCTAGTTATGACAACTTTCAAACCGCCCACAGATAACTACGTAAACTGGGCATTACCAGGGGAGCGTGGCATCCTTGCCGTGTTAAGGCCAGGTCGTCGTGGTCGTAACGTGTTCAAATTGAACGATGGTTCTTTTACTGAGTACCAACCGGCAGAGCAAGAAGATGTTGCTTTTACATACCATGGTGGTCATGTTCATATTATTGATGCACAAGAGGAAGCAGACCTTCGAGCTGCTGGATATGGGGATTACATTGAAGCATAGAGAGACTCATCCTGATTTGGATGTTGAGGGTTGTTTTGGGTGCAGGGTTGCTGGTGTGCAGATGGGGGTTAACTCCACTACCACTAAGGGTGAATCGGTTGCTGAGATTAATCAGCGGGCTAAGAACTGGGATAAGGATATGCCTGCTTATAAGCGTCTCCGCAAGGAAGGTTTGCAACCTAAAACGATTGATGGGTGCCACGCTGTTGAGCAGTTGGCGACTTCTCGGCATCAAATTGAAGGCACTCCCGCGCCGTTGTGAACTATCAATCTTGGGTGGGGTTTAATGACCCTAAGTTGGGGTATGGTTCGATGCTTCAAGGGTTTAAGGATTCACTGCCTAAATCTGTGACGTTGGTTGACCGTGCATCTGTGAGTGTCCACATGCAGGTTCCGTATGCTTGTAAGGGTTGGTTTGAGGGTCAGCATCGGGTTTTGTTTTCTATGTGGGAAACCGATACATTGCCATCTAACTTCCGGCGTTGGCTGGGCCAGTTTGACCAGGTGATTGTTCCTTGTGAACATAACGTGGAATTGTTTAGTGAGTTTCATAATGATGTTTCGTATTGTCCGTTAGGGGTTAACCATAAGTTTTGGTATCCGATGGGTACTAAGAATGATGGGGTGTTTCGTTTCCAAGGTGGCGGGTCACTATGGCATCGCAAAGGGCTAGATGTTTTAGTTAAAGCTTTTAATGCTTTGAAACTTCCTGATGCTGAACTGCATATCAAAGCTGCCCCTCATGCTAAGGATGTCCCTAGCCGGAACCTTGGCGACAAAGTGTTTCTTGACAGGACTTGGATGAGTCCCATCGAGCAACGTGACTGGTACAACAAAGCTGATTGTTTTGTGGCTCCGACCCGTGGCGAAGGGTTCGGGCTTATGCCGTTGCAGGCTATTGCTAGTGGTATCCCTACAATCGTGTCAGACAGCACAGGACAAGCCCAGTTCGCTCATCTCGCATTTGGGGTGGTTCCATGCGGTAAATCTAAAGCGGAGACAACAGGGCTGTGGGATGAACCTAACCAGAAGATTCTGGAGGAGTTGATGATGGAGGCATATCAAAATCGTGGCACCATTAGGCAGGTTGCTATTTCTCGTATCCCTGAAACCAAAGCCTTCTCATGGTCTAACGCCACCCGCAAACTGTTATCCCTAATTCCTGAAGGCACCCTCCTAGATGACACTGACTGGGTATTGCCTGATGTGAAGGTTGAAATCCAAGTGAACCGCAAAGTCAAAGCAGACATTGGTAATGAGTCGTACAGTTTACAACCAGGGCAAATCTATGTTGTTTCTGAGAATGTCCATGATGTGTTGACAGATGCGGGCTATGTCGTTTAATGCTATTATCGGTGGTGTATGGCTCAACCTGCTGACCAAGACCTAACCATTACTCGTGGTGATACTGAAACCCTCGTTGTGACTATCACGACTGACGGGTCTACAGCTGTTGACATCACGGGCCGTACGTATTTGTCTCAGATTCGTAGCCAGCAGGACTCGACAACTATCAAGGCTTCGTTTACTTGCACTGTCACTAACGCTGCTGCGGGTCAAGTTACTTGTGTTTTGAGCGCGACTTCATCGGCTGCATTGTCGGCTGGATTGTATTTTTGGGATTTGCAGGAAAATGCTTCGGGGACTATTTCTACGATTCTTTCTGGTAATGTCACGGTTCTCGCTGACGTAACTAGGTAACGATGGCTACGACCCTTATCACGGTCAATCGTGGCGGTACTTCTTTAGCTACTTATTTGATTGCGGTTACGCGCACTACTGAATCTGTTGGTTCGGTTGTTATTCCGGCTACGTCTGCGACGACGGTTGATGCTGTTATTTCGGTGGTTACTACGGGTAACTCTGGTCCGCAGGGCGCGACTGGCCCGACGGGTCCGACTGGTTCTACTGGTTCTCAGGGTGTTACTGGCCCGACAGGTTCAACAGGTCCTACTGGCGCACAAGGCGTAACAGGTCCAACTGGTGCCGCATCGACGGTTACGGGTCCTACTGGGGCGACTGGTGCTAATTCTACGGTGACTGGACCTACTGGACCTACGGGTCCTACTGGGGCTGCATCAACGGTGACTGGTCCTACAGGGGCGCAAGGTATCCAAGGTGTTACTGGTCCTACTGGTGCTACAGGCGCAGCGTCTACTGTTACGGGTCCTACAGGACCGCAAGGACCTACTGGTGCTACAGGACCAACAGGGGCTGCTTCTACTGTCACGGGTCCGACTGGTCCTACTGGGTCTGCTGGATATATCGGAGCTGATGGTGCTACGGGTCCGACTGGTCCTATAGGCGGGCAAGGACCTACAGGACCAACTGGACCGACGGGTGGCACAGGTGCGCCAGGTGCGGTAGGTGCAACAGGACCAACAGGTCCAACAGGACCCACAGGTGCTACAGGTACCAACGGAACTATCGGTGTTGATGGGGCTACAGGACCTACAGGACCTACAGGTCCAACAGGTGCAACAGGTGCAGCATCCACAGTGACAGGACCGACAGGTGCGACAGGACCTACGGGTGCGACAGGACCGTCTGCACCAACACAAACAACAAGTAATCTTATGACTTATACAATGATGAACATGGAGTTCTAATGGCTAGTGGTGATGTATTCCCTAAAATGTTGACTGTTCCTACACAGGTGGGTACGTCGACGACGACTTTGTTTACGGTGCCTGCGGGTCGTCAGTACACGATTAAGCAGATTGTTATTTGCAATACGGATGGCGTGGACAGGTTGATTACGTTGGCTCGTGGTTCTGCAGCTACTGCGGCTAACTGCTTCACATATAATTTGCCGGTGGCTGGGTTTGACACGGTTGTGTTGGATACTGGTTTGGTGTTGGAGGCTACAGAAACGGTGCAGGGTTTGTCGGATACGGCTTCTAAGGTGACTGTGACTATCACGGGTTGGGACCGCACTATCTGATGGCTATTTCTTCTAATGGTGTTGCTGGGTTAAGAACAGGGGTTTGTACTAGCACTACTCGCCCTAGTGGTCCTTACGAGGGTCAGATGATTTACGAGACTGATACTGACATGATTGCTGTCTGGAACGGAACGGCATGGAGATACATTGCTGCAACTACCCCAACCAGCGGAACCGTGTTACAAGTTGTCCAAGGTACTCTGTCATCACAAATTGGTGGCGCAGGAACTTCATATTCCGACACAGGACTTGCTGCCACCATTACTCCTAAATCAACTTCAAGTAAAATTTTAGTTACTATATCTTTTGCTTGGTATCACACCAACGGCAAGGGAGAGGTAAACCTTGTTAGAGGTTCAACACAGATTGCTGAAATAAACCCTGTTGGTGTAGATGCAAGCAACCCATCAGGTTTTTGTTCTATGACTTATTTAGATTCCCCTTCAACAACTTCTGCTACTACATACAAAGTTCAATATCGTACGGCATCTGGTGGTTTTTATTTTGCCCATGCAAGTCGTACAAACACTATTGTGCTTCAGGAGATTGCAGGCTAATGGGTATCACACAGCAAATCGGTGCTTCTTCACTAATCAAACCAGGCGTTATAGACAACACAGCCGCACGACCTGCATCACCGTACGAGGGTCAAGTGATTTTTCAGAAGGACACGGACCAGTTACTTGTTTGGAATGGTACGGCTTGGGTTATCCCGAACAGCC